TTTATATAAACCATACAAAAGCAACGATTATAACTTCATGGATAGAAGTATTCTCGAGCAATTTTCAATTGGTGGTACTGCAATACATGTACACAAGTACTTAGGTCCTGATTCAGATTCGTCTAATGATGATCCAAGTGAACCAAATTATAAAAGTGGCTTACAAAAAGATATGCTATCAGGTGAAGAAATTAATCCTGAAGGTTTAGTAGACGAAACTAAAATACAAGACTTACTGTTTATGGAAAACAGAGATCGTAAGTACGATCCGGATATTTTTGAACTACGTGGCGTATATAATGTAAGTGACAATGATTTTGATTTAACACAGTTTGGTTTGTTTTTAACAAACGATACATTGTTTATTACATTTCATATTAACGATATGGTTCAAAAACTTGGTAGAAGATTAATGCCAGGAGATGTAATTGAATTACCGCATTTACGTGATGAATTACTATTAAGCACAGACAGAGATGCTGTTAACAAATTTTATGTTGTACAAGATGCCGCAAGAGGAAGTGAAGGATTCTCACAAACTTGGTATCCACACATTTGGCGTGTTAAAGTAGCACCATTAACAGATACACAAGAATACGCAGATATACTTGGTACTGCTGGTGATCCAGATAGTCTTAAAAATGATATAAGTGCATACAAAACAGAGCTTAATATTAGTAACGCTATTGTACAAGCTGCAGAAGAAGCCGATCCTAATGGATTGCCATTAGCCGAACATTTGTTTGGCGTAGATGACAAAAAAGAGCCAGAATATGATCACGGTGAAACACTACAACAAGGTGATCAATTTCCTGTTCAGCCAAAAGATGGTGAATTCTTTATACGAAATGATTTTAATCCAAATAGATTATTTGTGTTTAGAGGAAGTAGATGGCAAAGACTATATGATAACGTGACTGATAAAACTTGGAGCGATAGAACATATAACGCTGGTGACTTTATTAATAATAATTCAACAACAGTTGTGGATGATAAAGAAACTCCAGAACGTCAAGCATTAAGTAAAGTAATGAACCCTTCTAAGAAAAAAGGGCTAGATTCAGACTTTTAGGAATAAACAATGGCAGAGCAACAATACTTTTACGATAAACAAATTAGAAGATACATTCAACAGTTTATAAGACTGTTTAGTGGATTCAGTGTACAAATGGGCAAAGATGATACTGGGCTTCCAGTAATGCAATTAGTTCCAGTACGCTATGGTGATATCAATCGTATGGCGGCACACATAACCAGAGAAAACTCAGAGAACATTGTTAACACTGTTCCATTTATTAGTTGTTATGTTACTAACTTAGCAATGGCGCCTGAATTAAGAACATCACCAGGACACATAGACAAAGTTCAAGTTATAGAAAAGAAATATAATGATACAACTGGTGAATATTCAAACGAACCTGGCAATAGATATACAATAGAAAGACATAATCCAGTTACATATGTACTATCAATGAACTGCGATATATGGACTTCAAATACAGAACAAAAGTTACAACTAATGGAACAAATATTAGTATTGTTTAATCCTACGTTAGATGTTAGGACTTCCAATAATCCATATGACTGGAGTTCGTTAACTTATATAGAAATGAAAAATACCACATGGAGTAGTAGAAGCATAGGTAGTAGCATTGACGATATTATTGATGTAGCTTCTGTAAATTTTGATTTACCTATATTAATCAATCCACCAGCTAAGGTAAAACAACAAAAACTTATACATACTATTATTAATCAAATGTATAATTTAGACGATGTACAATTAGATAACTTTAAAGAGAATGTTGCATTTGATAGATCTACTGTAGAATATACTGTAGTTACACTTGAAAATAGAAAAGTCATGTATGAAGATAATAAATTAACTTTACTTGCATTAGATGAAACTGCATTTGACTCTGATGGTAATGAAGTATCGTGGACAAATGATCTAAAGAAATTTGGAGAGTTAAGAGATGGTATTAGTCAAATTAGATTAAGAAAAAGTTCTGACCCAGGCGATACAGACAATGACATTATCGGTCGTTTAAGCAAACTTAATGATAATATATTGTCAGTTGATATTGATACGTCGACATTGCCTACTAATACATTATCTGCAATAAATGGAATTATAGATGGATCAAAAAACTATCCAGGTGATGGTACTGTTCCTTCTGCAAATGCTGGTGTTAGATACTTATTACTTAATCCTATTCCCGTTAGTTCAAATTGGAATGGTTTATCAAGTGCTAACCGATACGATATTGTAGAGTTTGATGGGAGTGCATGGTTTATAGCATTTGACGCCACTGCAAACAGCAACACAACACATTACGTAACTAACGTTAGCACAGATGATCAATTAGAGTGGAATGGATCCGGTTGGGTTAATAGTTACGAAGCAATTTACAACGCAGGCTTTTGGAGACTGTACTTATAATGATAGAAGCAAGTGGTTGTATTTTTTTAAGTACAACAACCGGAAGAGTAATGATGCAACTCAGAAGCGAGAACGTAACTCATTCTAAGAAATGGGGATTCTTTGGCGGTAAGAGTGAAGATCAAGAAAGACCGTCAGAAACTTTATACAGAGAAATAGAAGAAGAAGTTGGCAATGTTGATATTGCCAAGGTTATTCCTGTGAGTAAGTTTACTAGTAAAAATGGAAAGTTTATATATAATAGCTTTGTTGTTTTAGTAAACGAAGAATTTATTCCTAAACTAAATTCAGAAAGCAATGGGTATTGCTGGGTCGCTATAGAAAAATGGCCTAAGCCTTTACACCCTGGTGCTAAAATTCAATGTAATTCAAAAGATTTTTTGAAGAAAATAAAAACTATCTACGACTTGCATAGATAGTTTTATAAAGTATTTGTTTTTAGTTGGCGCTAATACGTTTTTTCATACTTTCAACAAATTGTTCACGCAACCATTCAAAATCATTAATTTTGTTTAATGCTTCAACATCATCTTTGTGTTCAATACCGTATGCTTTTCCTTCTAATGCACCTTTAATACAATAAC